TCTTTGATAGCATTAATTTTTTTAAAATTAGTATAACTGCTTGAATCCTGGTATTTTCCAAGCGACACAACACCAGAATTCTTATTACTATAAGTTTTATATATTGAAAACATATTACCATGCGAGGCGGTGTTAGTTGAAGTTAGATTGTTTCCGAGCATATATATTAGTATAATAAAATTTATAACGCGCTATCGTTGTAATTTCTGTTTCTTGCTTGTAGTTTTTTAAAACGTATGTAATCAGATGAATCGTATACAAAATTTGCGGATTTTCCTGAAGCAGGTGGGCGTGTACTTTTTGGCCCGCCTCTTATTTTTAAGTCGGGGTCGCCGGCGTTCATGGCAAGACGGAACGGGGTTTGAGCAAAATTATTAGTCATTATAAATTTACCATTTGATTTAGATGTTGTAGGGAATGATTTACTTACAATTTTTTTTTCCGTAGAAAAGCTAAATTCGTTGGTTGTATTGGAGGTTTTAACAGCAGATAAGCCTCTATTTCCATGACCTAATGAAGAAAATGTAAATGACATATATTATAACCTTATATATTATTTTTAAGAATATTAATTCTATTTTTTAAATCATTAATTATAGAATCATGGCGTTTTATTTTTGTGTTTAATTCTTTTATTGCACCTGTAAGATAAGGTTGAATACCATAATAATTTAAACTGAGTAATAATTTATCGTGATTTACAACGTGTGTTAGTTCCGGAATTGCGGATATATCTTGTGCGATATACCCGGTTTCTATTTTCGCATCATTTGGTAGATTGTCAACATTAAGTATATAATTTTTATCATAAGGTTTAATAGTTTTATAGTATTTGTATGGTTTAATTTTATTTACGGTTTGAATGCAGTTACTTAAATCTGTTTCGTTGTGTTTTACTCTGTCGTCAGAAAGATTATAAATATTTCCAGATTCTATAGCATTAGAATCTAGATAATTTGCATATATCACCGTATTGTAAGAGTTTGAAACATCATTATAATATCCATCTTCCTCAGTTCCTGGATTATCACTGTTACCACCAGTAAAGTTATTAAATATTAAATTATTCTTTTGTTGTGGTCCAGCAATAGTTACTGGAGTACGGAAAATTACGTCAGTATCAAAAATTAACGTAGAATTAGATATGTTGTATTTTAAGATATAATTATTGCTATTATCCTTAATTAAGTCTTTATAATAATTAATGTAAATTTTTTTTTCAGTAGTTGTTAGTAGTGTGTTGATACTGATATCATTCAAATATAATTCCTTACATTTAGAATTATCGTTGATAGATGTATCTAATATAGGAACACAACTACCGGATATTTCATATCGCGGCATATTGGTTGAAAGGTCAGGAATTAAGCTTTCATAATTCATAAATTCTCCAGATTGATAATCGTAAGGTTTATAATGGTCATATACAAAGGTTTCTTTATCGTAAGGTATATTATTTCCTAAACTAATATCATACTCTTCACCTATACCATTATGCGAGTAGTTGTAAATGGCGTATAGATTGAAGGTATCCATTTTTAAATTAAATAAAATATTTTGATAATGACTATTAGAAATATCACCATCTTCTCTCGTCTGATGACTTATTACGTTACTTCCCAAACGTTTTATACTATTGTAACTTGTAGGATAATTCCAATTATACGATATAAAATTATCTGGTATAATACCGCCACTGATTTCGTTACCCGAAGAATTGTAAGGAACAAGATAACTAGGGTCAAAGAAATATTCTAAGAAAGTACTTTTATCGTAAAACGTATAAATATTATTGGGTTGTCTATGTCCAGATATATCATGTATTTGATAATCAAACGATGTTATGAGTGAAGGTTTATTATTAATATAAAGGGCAGTGAAAGGAACATATTTATTAAAATGTGTATTTCTTGGTTTTAATCCGTTTGTACTAATATCTGTAGATGACACATCGCTAATATTAGTTAAAGAACCAGATGTTTTATATGCTTCTACAATAACATTATTTTCTTGACTATAATAATTACCACTGGTTTCTGCAAGTAAGGCATTAATTTCAGATATACTCCAATCACCTGAAGGTAACTTTATTTTAAAAACATAATTGTTTAAACATATATCATTTACAGAAACATCATTTGCTAATTTATTTTCGTCAATGGAATAAATTATAGTGTTGTTACTATCGTTAATATTAAAAATTTTTTCATTGCGTTCATAAGAGAATGAGGTTACAAATGTATGATTAGATAGTTCAATAATGATACATTTTTTATCTTTGCTAAATGTACCTGTAAAACAATTACTAGTATCTGATGTAGGTTCATAAAAGTTATTATTTGATAGTTCTCTTACTGTAAACGATACGTCTAAATTATCAAAATCTTGTATTTTTAATTTATTAATATACAATTCGTCATTTGGAGGGGTGTTAAATTCAAATTTTAAATAAGCATAATAACTATTTGTATCAATAAAGTTAATATAGCTTTTGCTTATATCACTACTATTAATAGTGATAGTAGTATTAGATAAATCTAAATAATTTATAGTTGAGTTACTTGCATCTAAATTAGTTATAGTACCATAACTAATATCACATTTGTTAATGACAGTAAAAGTATCTATGCTTAGATCGTTTACTGTAAATATTGAATCCTGAGAAAATGAGATATCTTTTGTATTTAATGTATTAATATAACACGATGAAGAATTAATAGTAATATTTGTTGGTTCTATAGAATTAAAAATAAGTTTGTCAGTTATAATAAAAGAAATATCTATTTTAGATAAGTCTAATACAATACCATCATTAGTTCTTGTTATAATTTCTACACTAGGCGTATTAAGTATTTTTTCATTAAGATTATCTTTAATAAAAAATTCATAATTTTTAGGTCCATTATTTGATATATCATTATTGTTTTGGTCGTATATGGGACGTTTTTCTATAATATCTACTTCATTATAGAAAACAAACTCTGTATTTGTATAAGTGAATAGATCCAATTCACTTCTAAATGTATTAAGTTTTGTTCTAGTATTATTGAATGTAAAGTTAATCTCGCTATTATAACTGATATCATGATTAATTCCAAGATATGTCAATAATTTTGAATCTTTTCTAATATTAATATTAGAAGTGTCTATATTGTCACTAAACTGGAGCTTAAATTTAGGATAAGTACCGTCAATTTTAATTGGATAAGGATTGATACTTGTATCAAATGCACCACCTTGAATAATGTCGCCTGATAAGTCGTGTAATAAAATATTTAATTTTTGAATAGATATATTACTTGAATCAGGTATATAAGTTTTCGTGACATTGTCTTCGACGATCTCAATCTCGAAATCGTATGTTTCGGAGGTGACAATGGAGGTGCGAGCGCTTTTTGCATCCACTTCAAAATAACTCATATATGTATCAGAATTTAAATATACATTTGATATTTCATACGGATCACTTGTATAATATATTATAAATGACGGATCGTTAATGGTATTAAGATTAAAGTTTTCAATATTAAATATATTATCTGATGGATGTGTCTCATAATACATATATCTTGGAACGGTTTGCGGTGGAAAAAATTCAAAGATGTAATCATGTGAAAGATTACCTTTTACATTATTAATTGATTGTATATTAACAGGATTACTATCACCTATTATAACGTAGGTTAATGATTTAGAGAGATCGTAGTATCTACTTTGGAATACAGGTATTCTTCTCCATAAAACAAATGACACATCTCCTTGTAGGTTATTTTTAAACTGAATGTTGTTTAATACTATTTCTCTATCAAAAATATATTGTAAATATTTAACATTATTTAAACTAAAATCTATATGTCCAACGTTATTTATACTATTGCTAGAACAATCAATTCCTAATAAATTATGAATATTATCATTTTTATATTGAATATGTGACATATTTATTAAATTAGCACTTGTAGGTAGATTTGTAAAGTCGTTGTTACTAATATCTTCTGCTAGTTTAATTACATCAAAATAGTAATTTATTGATATATCATTAGGTGTAGTTTTAACTGAAAACAAGTTTTTATAAGACATATATATATCTGTTTATTTTTTCTCAATAGTTTCTACTTGTTTTTCTATAATATTAATTTCATTACTAATATTATTAACGAGTATATCAAGTTCTTGTATTGATTTAGTTATATAAGGCTGTAATTCATTATATTTTAATGCTAAGACTGTTCCATTTTTGATAATATGATTTAATTCTGGAATATCATTAGATATATCTTGAGCTATATATCCAGAACATTTTTTTGATTTAATAATATTATTTTCAATTATGCTATTATTCTTAATATAAGTTTTTGGTTTTATTTTACATATTGTTTCAAGTGCATTAGTAATAGAGGTTTCATTATGTTTTAATCTGTCGTCAGAACTATTATTTAAATATTGTACAGTAACATTTCCAAAATATGCAGTAATCTTTAAGGTCTCGTTGTCGTCATTATTAAATGTATTAATACCAAGGGATATAGTATTACATTTTAGCGTACCATAAATAACAGAGAACAGCACATTCTCATCGCCGGTATGACCTATTGTCATTGAATTATCGTATGTAATAATATTATATTCATTAATTTTTATTTTGTCATCTTTATTTAATTTAAAACACGTATTATATATATTTAAATTGTGTAAATTAATATTGTTAGCTGAGACTTCATAACTATTAAATAAATTACAACTTACATCGCGAATAGTTGAAAATTTACTTTTATAATTATATGTATTTTTGGCGTTAAATGAAATATCATCATTAATAAAACAATTTTTATTTATATTTAATATTTCACAACTTACATTATTGACACATATATCATGAGTATCCAATTTATTTGTGTCAGATGTATATTGAACACTGCTAACATCTATAAGACTAGCATCAAATTTACATACTTCACTATAGACACTTTGATCAAAAATATTTTGATTTTTGTAATATAAGAAATTGTCAGTATTTATAAAATTTAAATTTCCAACATTTAATAAGGAATTTCCACCCATATTGATATCAGTATTAGAGATTAGTTTAATAAAAGAAACATCATATATCTCAGTTATGATCCCAGACATATAAATAATTAATATATTAATTATTTATGATTGTAACATTTCTAATTCAGATTTTAATTCATAGATAGTGTTAGTTTGCGTTAAAATGATATTGTATAGCTCTTGAATAGATTTAACAAGATATGGTTGTATAGCAGTATAGTTTAAATAATAGACATCGTCAATAATGTCTACAACATATGATAGATCTGTTATATTTTTAACTTCCTGTGCTATATATCCAGACTCGGTAGTATTATTTGTTTTTACATATATTTTTGGTTGAAGTAATTCAATCGTATTAATCGCATTACTAATGTCTTTTTCATCATATTTAAGTCTGTCGTCAGATGTAATATATATGTCATCTACTCTGACGGTATTTATATTAGCTGTATATGGTGTTATTAAATCATAAGAGCTATCAATTTCAAATCCGAGGTCGCTGCTGGCGAGAAAATTATGACCTTCTATTTTTAAATTTTTTTTAATATCTAAATTAATATTAGTATTTATATTTTCAGAAGATATTCCAAAAGATAAAATATTAGAACAATTATCATAAGAAATAATATTCTTTGAATTATATGACAAAATATATGCATAACTATTATCAACCTCATTAAGTATAGTATAACTAGAATCGTAATTAAAAGAATTAATAATATTTAAATCATTTGAACAAAAATCATTAATGGTTGAATAATTACAGCAAAATTGATTAACGTCGCGAACAAGATTATGATTAGAAATAATTGAAATTATATTTTGTGATGGCTCAAAAGTATAATTTAAATAATTATCTATAGGAAGTATAGTATCAATTGTAATATTATCACAATTTATATTTGATACATCTAACTTATTTGTTTCTATTTTTTTAGCATTTATGTTTGTTGAATTAATAATATTACTTTTTAGCTTATTAAATTTCATATTTATTTTACTATTTTCTTCATAAATTATTGGTGAATCATCTATACTTAATATTGTAGATGATGTTGATGATATTATATATGAGGCGTGCTTTTGTGTGGTTGCATCATCGTTTTCATATAGATAATTTCCCAAATGATTTTTTTCAGGAATTTTATCAATTAAATTATTAATAGTTGTATAATATTTAAAATTATTTAATGATGTTCCGTAATAAATGTCTGTATCAGTTTTTGAATATGGTTTAAAAGTAAAACTAAAAGAGATGTCTTGATTTAACGGTAATTTAATTGCTGTTTCGTTGATGTTATTTGTAACAACGTATGATGGGTCTGATAGTGATGGGTCGCTTGATTGAAACAAATTAAGGTATTTAAATAATGAACTAGATGAATCTAAATATAGATTGGTGCTAATATAATAATTATAACTAATACCGTCTATAAGGATGGTGGCGAAACTTGAATCATTATAACTGAAATTAGAATCGTTAAATTCCTCTTCTTCTGTGTCGTATCCCTTGTATTTAAAATTTATGACACAATTAATATTGCCATTCTCTAATGAATGAATCTCAATGGCAGAAGAATCTGAGGGAAATATAGGTCTATTTTGTTGATTAACTACGTTTGACAATAAATCATTAAGTTTATTTACAGATATATCGGTTAAGGAAAGTGTTTCATTACTTATTGAAATTTGTTTCCAAGGAGAATTAATCCAATTAAAATTTTTATTTACTTTTTCTCTTAATATGTTTGACTCAATTATATTATCGCTGTTAAATTTAAAAATATGATCGTCATAAAAGCGATCAAATGTTATTTTGTAAGGAACAGATATA